TCGAGATTGGCGTAGAGGATGCAACTGATGTAAACCCTACGGACGCGGCTACAGGCGACAACTCGCCGAACTTGTAGTCGCGACAGGGTGGGCTCCCACTTTCTACGCTGACACCTTCGACACGCGAGATCTCACTACTATTGTCGCAGTGCTAGAAAAACAGAATAAGAAGAGGTGACATGAGCGGAACCGTAGAGACAAAGGTAGAGATCTACGGGCTCAAGAGCGCGCTAAAAGAGCTCAACAAAATAGACAAAGTGCTTCGGCGCGAGATCACCAAAGATTACAAAAAAGTAACAATGTCTTTAATCCAAGACGCTGAATCGGCGATCCCTATGGGCATAGGCGTAACCCAAATGCGCGGCATGGGTCGAGCATGGACACCAACAAAGGGCTCCTATCAGATTCTTCCTTGGCCCGATACGCACCAAATCAAAGCCTCAATCAACACCAAAAACATTAAAGAGTACGCAGGGCAAAAGGTAAACCTTTCTACCTTCATCGTGAAGTGGACTGGCGGAGCTGCACAGGTCTTTGATTGGGCTGCATCGGGATCTTTAGGTGCAGCACTTTCCAGCAAGTACGGATCGCCTTCGCGCGTTATGTGGCCTGCCTACGAAAAGAACAAGACCGAGATTGATAAAGAGATGGAAATTATTGTGAAAAAAGTGTCTGATAAATTGTCGCAGAATCTAGCGGTGCAGTAATGGGCGTCATCCTTCCGATCATCTCCGAGTTTGATGCCAAGGGCACACAGAAGGCGATTAAAGAGTTCCAGAAGCTTGAGGGCGCTTCTGCTAAGGCACAGTTTGCTATTAAGAAGGCAGCAGTCCCAGCAGCCGCAGCGGTCGCAGGATTAGGTCTTGCCCTTGTAGGCGCGACCAAGGCGGCAATGGAAGACCAAGCCGAGCAGGTACAGCTTGCGCTTGCGCTCGAGAATGTCACTGGCGCGACTGATGCACAAGTCAAAGCATCCGAAGACATGATCTCAAAGATGAGTCTTGCGTCAGGCGTAGCGGACTCTGAACTTCGCCCGGCACTGGCATCACTTGTTCGCGGAACTAAAGACATCGAGGAAGCCAACAAAGCCTTAGCACTTGCACAAGACATCTCTGCGGGATCAGGTAAAGATCTTGCAACCGTCTCCGACGCGCTTGCCAAGGCTTACGGCGGAAACATGAAAGGACTTGCAGCACTTAGTCCAGAGATTAAAGCCATGATCAAAGACGGTGCGTCCCTTGAAGATGTAATGAATGTGCTCGGCGGATCTTTTGGTGGAGCATCTGCCGCAGCTGCCGCCACTGCCGAAGGTGGAATGAAGCGTCTTGGAATTGCTTTGGCAGAGACCAAAGAGTCAATCGGTGCAGCCCTGATTCCAGTAGTCGAGGCGCTCCTTCCGTATCTGATCGCCTTTGGCGCGTGGGCACAAGAGAACACAAAGGTCTTCTTGATCGTCGCAGGCGCGATCGGTGGAATCGCAGTAACGATCTTGGCTCTCAATGCCGCTATGAAAGTTTATGCAGCCGCACAAATGATCGTGAACGGCGTTGTCGCAGTATTTAACGCGCTCTTATTGGCTAACCCTGTCACACTTGTTATCTTGGCAATTGCCGCGTTTATAGCAATCCTTGCAGTGCTCTATTTTAAGTTTGAGACTGTCCGCAAGATTGTGGACACCGTATTTGATGCGATGCTTGCAGGCGGCAAAGCAGTCTTTGACGGACTAACTACTTACTTCACAGCGATCTTCAACATCTACAAATCGCTCTTTAACGGCATCGCCAAACTATGGAATAACACAGTCGGCAAACTGTCTTTTGGCATCCCTGACTGGGTACCGGGGTTAGGTGGCAAAGGCTTCTCCGTTCCGAATATCCCTATGCTCGCGGACGGTGGAATCGTGACAGGGCCAACGCTTGCAATGATCGGCGAGCGTGGCCCTGAAGCGGTCATCCCACTATCTGGACGCAATTCTGGAATGGGTAACTACACGATCAACATCACAGGCGGTCTTGGCTCGAGCGCGGAGATCGGCACAGCTGTCGTAAACGCGATCAGAGCGTTTAATAGGACGAACGGCCCTGCGAACATAGCGGTCGTCTAATGGCTGGCGTAGCGGTACTTGGGTCAGGTAACTACGACCTTGAGATTGATACAGGGTACGACTGGAACGCTTTTACACTTGACGACGATCTTAAAGGCGAATTAAATAATACGGAATATGTGCTTGACGGTACATCCCAATTTGCAAGCGTCCTAGACGGTGCAATCTCATTAACTGCAAAGCGCGGACGCGCTAACACTGGCGACCAGTTTGCTTATGGCACGATGAACTTTACACTTAACGACACTTACGCCGACGGAGTGTTTAACCCTTTCGATACAACTTCTCCGTATTACGACCCAGCAAATAATCAGCCTGGACTCGCACCGCTTCGAGAAGTCCGTTTTTCTCGGTACAGCTCTACCAATGTCAAAGAACTTTTGTGGGTCGGCTACATCGTGAACTACGACTACACCTTTACGCTTGGCGGACTTGACACAGTGACCGTAAATTGCGCGGACTTCTCCTACCAGCTTGGACAGACCTTTCTTGCTGAATGGAATGTCACAGAGCAGCTCTCAAGCGCGCGTTTTGATGACCTGCTAGATCTGCCAGAAGTTGCTTACACAGGCACACGGAGCATTGAGACAGGTGTGGCGACCCTTGGCGGTGCAGCTGCCTACACAGTCCCCAACGGTACATCGGTCGCAGGGTACGCCAACAAAATTAACGAAGCCGAGCAGGGCAGAATCTTTGTAAATCGTGAAGGCACAATCGTCTTCCAAAAGCGTCTAGGAACGACGCTCGGAGTCCCTACAGCCGAGTTCCATGACGACGGTACGCAGATCGGCTACAGCGCCATTGACATCTCCTTCCAAGCGGACACGGTCGTAAACCGCGCATCGGTCGCACGCGTTGGAGAAAACACTCCAGAAGTAGCAGAAGACCTAGTTAGCCAAGCCGCTTACCTTGTGCAGACCCAATCAATTACAGACTCGCTTCTTCATAACGATGCCGCCGCTTTAACACTTGCCGAATACCTGATCAGTCCAGATCCAATTGCGCGCTTCAACTTTCTAGGAACCGAGTTCCCCGGCACAGCTGCACTAGATCAAGACACCTTGGCGCTTCTCGATGTAGGCGACCTAATCAACATCCAAAAGTCAATCACGACCTCGGCAGGCCCAACCCAGTTTGCACAAGACCTGACCATTGAAGGACTTGAGCATCGGCTTACTTTGTCGGCTGGGCACGCGGTCACTTACTTTACTGCACCAACCACAATCGTCTATGAGCTGATCCTCAATGATGCTGTGTATGGCACACTTGACGAAGACAATGTCCTAGGATAATTACATGCCATTGACCACTTACACCGCTGGACAGGTGCTAACCGCAGCTTCTCTTAATGCAAATTTTACTTTTGCTGCCGCTAACGGAAAAATAGCTCAAGTAGTTTCTACTTTGCTTGATACGACTTTCAGCACTGCCTCGACAAGTTATACAGACATCACAGGGCTTAGCGTCAGCATTACGCCAACAGTAAACACAAGCAAAATCTTAGTTTTGGCTCAAGTCAATTATGGCTACAGCGGCGACATCGTGGACACTTTAAGACTTGTGCGTGGTTCAACAGCAATTGATATTGGCGCAGTTTCTGGCGCGTCAGCATTAGGAACTATTGGCGGCGGCAACGGCGGGGGAGCAAACGCAGCAACCGCACTAATACCCGGTGTCGTAGCATTTTTAGACAGCCCTGCAACAACATCAGCAACAACCTACAAAATGCAAATGTTTGTAAACAGCGGAACAGGTTACATAAATCGCACAGGACGCGACAACACAAGCTTTGACATGCGCGCCGCATCAACTATTACAGTGATTGAGGTATTGGTATGATCGATTACTCAAAAATTCTTAACGCAAATTATGCAGGCGCGCAATGGACACTTGACGGAGACACTTATGAAGGCTTGACATGGTTGGACAGCACACCAAAACCAACACAAGCTGAACTTGACGCCGCATGGCCTTCCGTTAATTACAACGACCAATACGCGCAAGTTGAAACAACTCGACGCACACAATACGAAGCCCAGTCTGACGGCCTATTTTTTGAGTGGCAGCGCGGCACGAACACTCAAGCCGCATGGGAAGCAGCAGTGCAAGCGATAAAAGATGCGAATCCGTATCCTCCTAACCCTGCTGGCTAGCGTCATGCTCGCGTTCGGCCTGACCGCTTGTGCAGACCGTTACCGCGAAAACTGCAACACCACCAAAGCTAACGGACTACTAGAAAGGCGTTGCCCATGAACCCAGACAACCGCTTAAGCAACGAACAAATCAAAGCTCGACTAATCCTCATCGTAGGAATCGGACTCACTGCATCGTTCGTTATGGCAATCGCATCGCTTATCTTCGGACTTCTCTTTGTTGTGCAACCTACCGAGCAAAGCCCGAATGACGCCGAAGCATGGGGCGTCTTGTCGCCGATGCTGATGACTCTTGCAGGCGGCTTGATCGGTCTCTTGGCAGGCAACGGGCTTAAAGACCGACCTAAAGACCCTCCAACAATATGAGCGTGCTCCCAGCGAACCCAGCAGTCCCAAACTCGAGACCGTACACAGGTAACTCCGACGGAGCCGCAGCTGGCCCGCGCGCAGGAATGGACGAATGGATCCGACAGGCGATCAAATACGGCAACGGCGCCTTCTGGAATAATGGGTCGTGGGGCGTAAGAAATATGCGCGGATCCGAGAATCTGTCAGTGCATGCCACAGGGCGCGCTGTTGATCTTTCATATCGCAAGTCAGAGCAACATCCGACAGCTAATCGCAAGGGCACGATGGACTTTTTTAACATCGTTACAGCCAACGCCAACGCGCTCGGACTTGAGTGCATTCTTGACTACCTGCTTAAGCCCTACGGACGCGGCTGGCAGTGCACTCGACAAGCGTGGAGCAAATATTCCAAGCCAACAATTCACGGCGCACCGGGCGGCGACTGGCTTCATGTAGAGATCACGCCGGCTATGGCAGACTCTCCAGCCCTTGTAAAACAAGCCTTTCAGAGAGTGTTCGCCGAAATCCCCCAATAGCGCACACTGATCCTCTATGGTCGAAGTACCGACGATAGGAGTTGAATTATGACCGAGCCCAAAGTCTTCATCTACGAAGTAGGGCGATGCAACCTTGACAACGGACAAGAAATCCTTGTCCAGAT